GGTCATGCAAGAATGGCTATTGATAACTTAGCACTTGCAGGTAATTTAGTATTTGATGTTGATGAAACAATGCTAGTGCCTGGACAAGACATGAAAGTATTTCCTGGTAAAATATTTAGAAGACAAAGTGGTCAAACAGGACAAGCAGTACATGGATTAAAATTTCCTAATACTGCATATGAAAATTTACAAATGTTTGATAAGTTTAGACAGTTAGCTGATGAAGCAACTGGTATACCTTCATACTCTCATGGAGCAACAGGTGTACAATCTACAACTAGAACAGCATCAGGTATGTCAATGCTTATGGGTGCTGCAGCTTTAAGTATTAAAACAGTAATTAAAAATATTGATGACTATTTATTAAAGCCCCTAGGACAATCATTATTTTATTGGAACATGCAATTTAATGATGATGCTCCGCATATACAAGGTGATCTAGAAATCAAAGCACAAGGAACTTCTTCTCTAATGCAGAAAGAAGTTAGATCTCAAAGACTAATGACATTTATGCAAACAGCAGCTAATCCTGCACTTGCACCTTTTGTAAGATGGCATACTTGTTTAACAGAGATTGCTAAATCTTTAGATATAGATCCTGAACAATTAATCAATGATCCAGAGAAAGCTGCGATCTATGCACAAATAATGGGAATGGCAAATGGAAATCAAAACAATACGACCCCTGCTGGAGAACAAAGTCCTATGGGCACAAGTGGAGAAGTACCTACAGGAGCTTCGCCAACAGATCCAACAGGAGCTGGAGGTGGCAACATCGGAACAGGCAATGTACCGATGCCAGGGGAAGCTGGCTTTACTTCGCCAGATATTAAACCTCCAGGAAGCGAACAGACACAGTAAGCATGGCAAAGACATTTAATCCAAACAGAGTAGGTGGCGGAACAGTCTCTATTGTTAGAGCTGCAGATGGTACTTACAGTTTAAAAGAAACAGGCTTTGATCAAATATCATCTTTAAGTATGATTGATCTTGGTGCTGTAGCTACAACTACTACAGCTGCAAAGACAGAAACAGCTGCAGAAAAAACAGGTACAACTACTGCAGATCAAACTAAAGCAGCATTTTTATTACCTAAAAAAGATGATAGAGATGATCCATTTACTTTTAAAAAAACACTTAAAAGTGCTGGGGATGTTAGTGAAAGTTTATCTGATTCAGCTACACAAACTATGATAGCTAATCAAGAAGCACAAGAACAAGCTGCAGGTATAGGCCCTGTAAGCACATTTAATGCAGATACATTTGATGATGCTGTAGGAACTAGAATTAAAGATCCAACTGAATCTGTATTTGGAAGATCTACACCATCAAAAGAACAGTTCCAGAGACAAACATTTTTACCTGAAACAAAAGTTGAAACACCACAAGAAAAATTAAAAATGACATCATCTAATGTGCAAAAAGGTTTAGTAGAACCTGAAGGTTTTACAAATCCTTTTAAAGGTTTTTTAGGAAGAAAATTTCAAACAGAAAAAGGATCAGAAGTTACTCAAGCTGGTAATCCAGGAATGTTAGGAGATACAGGTGGTAGTATGAATCAAATGGGTAGCACTATGCCTGGAATGTTAGATCCAACTGGAAGAATGGGTGCTTCTAATACATTAGGTATATCCGCAGATCCTTCAGCACTTAGTACACAAGCACAACAAAATGTAGGTGGTACAGATTTAGAAGAAGATCCTGGTACTATTGCTAGAAATGATATTAAAGCTAAAAAAACTTTTCAAGAATCAGTAAAAACTGGTTTAAAAGAAACTGGAGTTGCAGTTGTAGATTTTATTCAAAGTGGTGGATTTACAGGAGCAATTGTTAAGGGATTAATTGGCCCACCAGAAACAATGGCTGATAAACATGCTAAAGGATATTTTCCTATTAGAGGTGGTACTACTGATTCTCAAAGAATAGCAGGTAATCCTGGAGAAATTTTATATGCAGGGTTTAATAGAGTTTCTAGAGGTGGTAATTTAGAAAAAGCTGGAAGAAAAAGAATTGAAACTAGAGAAAAAACTTTAGAAAAACGAGGTGTAAACGATAAAGCATATGCAGATGCTAATGGATTAAGGTATGATCCGAAAGGTGTAAGTTCAAATTTTCATAGAACTACTAAAGATTTTAAAAAACAAGAATCAAAATATGTAGCATCAAAACAAAAAGCTACTCAAGGGCCTGCAGGTGGAGCTAATTATGGTGGTCAAAATGATCCAAGTGGCGATAGCAAGAGCATAGTTTGCACAGCTATGTATCAAACTACAGGATTACAAGACTGGGCTAAAGCAATGAAAATATGGTATATATATCAAAAGAGATATTTAACTATACAACATCAAGAAGGCTACCATAAATTATTTAAACCTTTTGTAAAAGGTATGCACAAAAGTAATATTATAAAAGCAATAGGTGCACACTTTGCAAAACATAGAACACAACATTTAAAACATGTTTTATTTAAAAGTAAACCTTCGTTACTTGGTAAAGTGTATAGTAAAGTTTTAGAAACAATTTGTTATTGGGCAGGTAAAAAATAATGGCTATAGTAGATATGAAAGGAACTGTTAGTAAAGATCAACCAACTATGACAGGTATGATGAATAAAGCACCTAAGACAGTTGATGCTCCTAAACTATCTGGTATGAATAAATTATTTGAAAGAAAACAACCTATGCCTGCAACTACAAACGAAGATGCACCAATGCAAGAAACTGCACAAGCACCTTCAAACGATTTAGTAAGTAAAGTAAATAACTTACCAGATGC